TCTTTCTCATTTCTTCTTTTTCTTTTTTGCCTTGCTAGGTAAGATACCTTTGTTAACGGCTCTGGCTCTCTCGCTAAACCCTAACTTCTTACCTTGCTTGATCTTCTTTTTTATAGTTTCTACTCTAGCTACCATTACGTTTTACTTTTTTCTTCTTGGTCTTTAGCACCGACTGTATAGTCTTTGCCTGTTTTGCATGGGTCTTTGACGCTTTGCTTAGACCCTTCGCTACTTTCTTTAGTTTGTTTTGTATCTGTCTAGTCATTTTTTCTTGGTCGCCCCCTTTTTCGCTTCGTGTTTGGCTCTGAGTTCTTGCTTTGCTCTTTTTGCGATAGCGGCTTGCCTTGGCTTTCCTGCGACTTTGGCTCGTTGCTCCACCACAGTAAGGATTTGAATCTTCCTAGCATATGGCTTATTAATGCGCTTAACCTTACGAGCAGTTGCTTGGGCATCTGCCACAGTGGCAAATTTAATAGGGACTGTATCTTTGGGGTTTTCATCGGTATATAATCTCCTTCCGCTTCCTTTTGGTTTCGAACCTGTTCCAACTTTGGGGTCTTTCTTCTTCATTTCTTTTTCTTCTTCTGTCCGTTTCTTGCTCTGTTCTTCGAGGGGCTTTCTAACTTTGTGCCATCTTTGTTTGAACCACCTTTACTTAACATCTTATTGTGTGATACGTCTTTGCCCTTACGACTGATACCCTTCTTGTCGTACGCTCTTCTAGCACGTTGACGCTCCATTCTGTCAGGGTGTTCGCCACGCTCTTTCTGTTTCTTGTATTCTTTTTTGTAGGGTCTAGGTGACTTCGTGTACGGCATCAATTACTCCCATTATATACGCACTCTACAACTGCACAGTGTCTACGACATAACCCACTGGGTCTTGCGTTCCACGTGTCGTTATCATGTGCGACCTGCATACGATCAAAACTAGCTAACCATTTATCCCATAAGTCTGTCAACATATCTGTTGTATACTTCGCCTTTATAAACTTGTTGGCAACGACAAACATCAAAGCCGCATTGACTTGTTTTATTGTGGGAAAATGTTTAAATGTAGCCATAGCCATAAGTTCCAACTGTCCTTTGTCTGCGTATTCTGCACTACGTCCAGTCTTATAGTCTACCACCCATGCTTTCGTGTCGTCAACTATTACCAAATCTGCTATGCCACGCCACCACACGTTCTTGTCTTTGAACCCACAAGGCTCAAGCTCTACGGTCAGACCCATACGCATTTCTGTAAACTTGTTACCCTGTCTACGTCTAAGTGCTTCCAGGGGGCCTCTGAGAAAGGCAAACCTATCTGGTATTGGTGTGCCATCACTTATAAAATCTTCTGCTACAGCGTGTAATTCTGTGCCGTAACGCATAGCCTCTGTGTGTGGCTCTTTATAATCTTTGGCTATTTTCATATGGTAGAACTGTTTGGGGCATTGTTCAAACGCCTTCATTCTACTATACGACCAAGGTGCTATACTCAATCACATTCTCCATAAGATTTGCCTGTCCCCGACTCACAATCTATCGGTAAACCCTCTGCCCATTCTGGTGGTGTCCGCATACATTCTTCGACGTATTGTTGTGCTTCTTCCACCTCTTCGTCCTTGACGCAACATGCTATACTGTCATGCACCGTCAAGACAACTCTGTACCTCTTTGCTATTTGTAGCATTTGTTCGCCAATAATGCAACGAGCTATCGCTTGGCACACGTTCTCTATTATTTTACCACCATATATACGAGTGCGACCACGTCTTGTTTTATAATCAAACTCCACGCCCTTGTCTGTAGTGGTAAACTGTAAGTCGTCATAGCGTAGGTGCAGTCCAGAAGGTAATATTATATCTCCGTTCTCTGTGTCTAATACACCTTCTTTACCAAACGCATTACCATCTTTTAAGAACAACTGAGCGTCACGCCATAGCTTATTTATCTGGTGGTTTGTTTCTCTGTATATCTTTATAACACGTCGCGCCTCGTGTAGCTCCATGTCAAAGCCAAATGTTTTGAGTTGGTCTTGAAACTTCTGCGCCCCCATGCCATACCCTGCACCTAATATTGTAGTCTTACCAACAAATCTCTGGTCTTTTGTAATTTCGCCTTCCGCTACATTATATATACGCGATGCCATTTTCTTATACACATCTTCGCCTTTGGTAAATGCTTGGGTCAGATCATCTTGTTCGGCAAGCCACGCTAATACCCTTGCCTCAATCTGTGCTGAGTCAGCATCTATTATAGAGTATCCTTGTGGTGCAATTATGCAACGCTTGAGCATGTTTGCGTTTGTTCCACGGCTTGGTAAGTTCTGTAAATTTATCTTATCATCGCCACCCCAACGCCCTGTGTGAGCCGCGTAATACCTAACAGGCACAGGCAATAAGCCACGCTTCGCTATGTCGATGAACCTCTGTGTCCGCGTTTCTTCGAGTGTGCTTTTATTACCCAACCTAGCTGCAACAAGTGATTGAACCCTCTCGTCCTGATGTGTTAGCAGGTGTTTAAACTCTTCGTCTGACTTCGCAAAAGCCCATGTCTCCTTGCCCGTGGTAGGGCTTATCTTCTTAGGAGGTGATACATCATACGCAGCAAGCAGCTTCGCAAATTTATCATTACTCATCAGATCTTCTTTAGACGCACGAGCGTCCATCAAAAGTTCTTCTTTACGTTGGCGTGTTTGGCTAAGATGATCTTCTAGCAAGTCCAAGTTCAGATCCAAAACAGGCTCTATAAACATACGTAGTGACAAGTCAATAAGCTTGAGTTCTTTCATTGGAAACCCTTTCGCCATGATTGCAAACAGCTCGTACGTTAAGTCCACGTCATTGACAGCATAGTCACCCAAGCGTTCCAACTCTTTGTCAGTAAAGTCTTGCCTATGTTTATCAAGGGTGTTCTGTATCTCGTCGCCTTTCTCACCTACACCATACTTTTTTGATAAGGCTTTTAGTGAAACACTGGCTTCAACTCCATTCACGGCTCTCGCTATACAAACTGTATCAGTATAAGCACGAGGCTTAATACCAAATACCCAAGAGAGGATAGCACCATCAAACATAGTATTGTGAGCAAGTACCATCGACCTCTCCCAATCAAAGGTCTGTAAGTATTCCTTAAGTTGTTCCTGTGTACCACTTGCCCACTCCGTACCTCTGTTGTTTACCTTAACAGCAATCCCTAGGACTTCAAACCTAGGGTCGCGCACGTACTCTTCTGTCGTTAGTTTCTTTAAAGAATAATCTTTGTTGTAATACGTTTCAAAATCAAGAGTTATTAAATCCACTATCTTTCTCCTTCATAACACATTCGTATTCAATACCAATGTACGCCATGTTATCCACATAGTGATCTTTCTTCAATGGACTTGTCTGCCGTCTAGCCAACTTCGTTGCCTGATGTACCAGAGTGATGTCTCTCGCTGTAAGACGTTGTCCTGTGATAGCGTTATAGATGCGGGCAATATGTTCGTGGTTGTCCACAGCATCACCATAGTCTTTGTTGCGAGTTGTAGCCGTGAGGCTCATTGCTTCATTCAAAAGTTGACAACGCAAAGGTGGCTTTGACTCTTTTATTATAACTTCTTTTGGTGTGCCTGACTGGTTGATTATCTTCAAGGCGTAGCCATAAGATACCTTACATGCACTTGCTACTTCTTTGGGCGTTGCGAGTCTATTCTTGAGTAAATATTTCCATACTCTTTCCTTCTTAGCACTTTTACGCATTTTGTTTTCTCCTCTTCTCTTATTTGTTTAGTTAAAAAATATCTATGTAATTTGGCATTCTCACGTGCCTTTTGTAATCTCACTTTTTCTTACCCTTATTGTTGAACTGGTCGGGTTGAATAAGACCTTTCGCAATGTCACGTCTTATCATGTCCTTGTACTTCTTAATTGTTTCGGGTTTGAAGTGACGCACTTGTCTTATTTTATCATCTCTGGGTATTGGTTTTAATTTAAATCTATCATCTGTCATTTCATAAACTCTGGTTTTGGTAGTGGTATTCTAACTTCTGTTACAAAGTTGTCTACCTCTACACAGTTTGCTTTTCCAATTATTGGGTCACGCACTTGCTTTAGGCTCTGTGCTACATACATGCACGTTTCGTGATCGTGAAAGTGAACCCTACCCATTTTTATGTGGTGGTCTGTAATGTCTGGAACTAATAATAAATGCAATACAAAGTAAGTTGTTTTCATGTCTCTCTCTTTCTCTTTAGTTGCCCCCCTTCTATGTCGGTAAACACGTGAGGGGGGTCTAAGTTTTTACATGCACTACCATGATGAAGTCACAAGATGAAAGGATAACTTGTGCGTATCTTGCCTTCACTGCAACGGATTTCGATCTTATGCTAATCAACGCTCTCATTGCTTACGTCCTACTAGGGGAAAAACCAATAAACCTTAGTAGATTATTCGTATTGAACTGGGAAGTCGAACTCCAGTTGTCTTGAGTCCGTCTCTATACCTTTCAATATTTTTTCTATGTCCATCATATTTTCTTCGTTAACCACACAGGATATGCCTCCTGCTACATCTATGTCTGATAAGTTCTTAAGCTGTAATGCTGTAGGCTTGTTTGTCCCAGCCTTGCACTCGAACGCAAAGAAGTTACCTCTGTAACAACCCACGATATCAGGCACACCACTACGTCCGTACCCACCTGTAACTGGGTAGAAGTAATATGCCTTAAGTTGTCTGAGTTGCTCTGCTACTTTCTTTTTTACTTTTGACTCTGGGGTCATTGCCATCATGTCTTATCCTTTCAAAAACTGGTTTCAAATGTGGGCAACTCGAAAGCCACCCACACTCGTTTTGTTACTTCGCACTCGTAAACCACAAAGTGCCGTTCTCCTCACGTGATAACCAACCATCACCTAACCATAAGTTACGATAGTAATTCCTCTTGATTGACTCTCTATGGTCTCTATCTATCATAGACAAGTAACCTTTGGGGTCTCCTCTTGCCTCCTCTAGCTCTTCGATATTGATTCGTTTTGGTGTCTCCATTAGTCTCTCCATCTCAAATTGTGTTATGGAATTCCATAACGTAAATATAGAACTCGTAATCGCTCGCCCTATACCCTATCTCTGATCTATAATCTAATGCAGGTTCAAGCATCATCAGCACTGCCAACTTCTCTTGAACCCACTTAGGTAGATCGTTTACACTGTCATACCATTCTTTTAACTCACTGTCAACACAATACATACCTAGACATGACACATGGACTCTTTTAGTATCGGGGTCTATCTTTACTTGGTATAACGTGTAATCCTGTGTGTTATCGTGAAACATAGAACATATTGTCTCTAACCTTATAGCCCACATCGTCAACAAAAGTATCTTGCTCTAACACGTTAAGAGACATTACTCTACCCTTGAGCTGTTCAGGCAAGGTATCGGCATCATACTCTGTGTGTTGCATGGTTTTCCAATCTGGTGTTGAGACAGCTTGAGCGTCATCTATCTCAATGACAATATAGGTTTCCTTACCCCACTTGATGTACGCATAAACAAAGTACAAGTCCAAACGCTTTTGCTTATCCTCCTCATATAGTTTACGTTTGGCTACCATATCTACGACCTTGTCTTGTAGGTCTTTGTCTAGGAACACGTGTCCGTTCTCGATAAGGTTTGCTAGTTCTGGTGCTAACGTCTTATTCTTCATACCCAACTCGCCCATACTAAGTTCAAAGTCATCTTGAAATGAGTTACGT